GATACCGCTACGTTTCCGTACATCGGATCAACGTCTCCACTCGATGCTACTGATAAGAAAGGCCATTGAGGTTCGGAATTGATTATGTCAAAGTATGCGCGATTGATAGAATTTTTAACATGCACCTGAATACCTCGAGCTGCGCTGAAGTCTGCAGCACTTAGAGGAACTTCATTAATCTCTCGTAAGATATCGTTAGTTAATTCTAAGAAGGTTGTTGCCATAATTGTTTAGCCTTTTTATTTTTTGGAAAAGATCAGAGGGGCTTTGACACCCCTCATCACTATTTGACTATATATTAGTCGATTGTGTAGAAGCCTTTTAATAGCGCTTCTGGACGTAAAACTTTACGACCGAACACATGTAGACCACGACAAATATCACCGAAGCTGTCTTGGTCACGTAGGACCTCAGTGCTTGTGATAGTTTGTGCAGTAGCTACAGCAGACATGTGACCTGCAAGAACTACACCAGAAGCAGTGTCTGGCGCGTTAGTGCTGCCAAAGTTGTTAGTTTTGTACATATCAAAACCACGTAGCTTACCTGATGATACTAGACCATTGCGGATTGAGCCTTGACCTGCGTTAAAGTCTACAGATAGTAGCTTAGAGCTTGACTGACCTAGTTGCTCGTAGAAGTCTGGACTTGCTACAAAGTAACGGCCTTCTTCTGGAACATTAGCTTCGTCAAGTTTGCGAGCAAAGCGAGCCATGAAATCTAGAGGATCTACATCGCCTGTGATATCAATAGATGCACTAGTAGATGCTAGATCACTAGCAGTTTCACCGCTATCAGCAGCATCGGCACCGATTGTTACACCTGCACCGGCAAGCATTGCTTTCATTACATTGAAGTCAAACGCATCTTTCAAAGAGTATGCTGCAGAAGATGCTGCAACTTCTTTGAAGTTTACGTGAGACATTTTGCTTTCGATATCATCTACGATGAATTTGAAAGCATTCGCTTGGTCTACAACCAACTGAGTTTCTGCATCAGTAAGGTTAGTAGCAGCCGTGTCTGAACCACGAGTGTAAGCAGACACTGAGATTGTAGGTTCTTTGATAATGTTTACAGAATCACCGAACGCTGAGATCTCACCTGCGTAGTCTGTGTTAGTAATTGCTTCTACTACAGAAGACTTACGGAAGAAGTTAAGTACCTTCTTCGAATAGACTTCTGGTAAGAAGTAACCGTTAGTTTGACCAGCAGTGCCGAGGTTAAAGTTTGTTGGTGAACCGCTTTCGAATTTAGCCATTGTTATATTCTCCTAAAAGACAAAAAAATTAAAATTAAATTATGGAGCTACTCTGCCTTCCATTATGGCTTGGTCGATTTCTTCTTCATATTTATCGTACTGCGCCATAGACAAAGCAGCAATTTCCCGTTGGGTCCAAATCTTAGGCTGCTTGGCATCTACTGTAGTTGTTTTAGTAGATACAAAATCCGCTGCCGAAGCTTGGGGTTGTGACTGTCTTGTCTTAGCTTTTGCTTCTGTACTAATGCCATTTTCCAATTTATAAAGATCAATAGCTTTGACCGCTAAAGTTGCATTGTCTGGGTTACTGTAAATCCAATCCTGAATTTGCTCAGGTTGGTTTTGTGCCCAGTCGTGAAACTGCTCGTCTGTCTTAATTGTTTCGAAGTCTGGATGTTTAGTCCGTAGAGTTTCTTCTGCTTCGCGTTTGCGAATAGCTGATTCTCTTTCTTCGATAACAGACATTTTAGCTTTTAGTGATTCAACTTGTTGCTCGCTTTGTAAGTGTGCAACAGTCTCCACTGTTTCGTACAAGTCCGGATATTGAGTTTTAAACTCTTCAAGATCTTCAACTGACTTAGGTGGCGCGTATGTTGGTTCTGCAGCCGCTGAGGTCATTTCAAGTTCTCGTTGCTTAAACTCTGCTATCTTATCGTCGTAATGCTTCTTAAGATCGTCGTATCTCTTTTTATAATTTGTTCTTTTCTTAGTCTCTGTTGCTGCTTCTTGAGGGGCCTCGTCATCGGGGGTAGCCTCTACAGCTCTAGGTTCTTCGTAAAAAAGCCCGTCCGCACTACCTCTGCTTGGTCGGTCTGGTGTGTGCCAGTCCTTCTTGCTGTTGTATGGATTTGCTTCTGGTTCATTAGTTTCTTGTTCAATTGCTTCAGACATCGTGTCACTCTCCTTTTGGGGCTTTTAGTCTTTCAAGGTAGCTATAGTGTTAGCTGTGCACTATAGGGTCTTGATACTTAAAGGTGGCCTCTAGGTTTAAATAAAATGATAAGGGGTTCTTGCGAAGTAGCCTTATCCCTTTGAAAATAAGCTCGGGGCGCGGTTGGCAGCTAGCATTTGTTTCTTAAGCTGATCTTCCGCTGTGGTGTCATACATGATCCCTTCTTCTTTTTTCTTTTCGGTTTGAAGAGGGTTATCTATTCTACCGCCCATTGCTTTTTTCATTAGCCCACCGTCATAAGCGCGTTCTGCATCGTCCATTGTTTTTTGGAGATTTTCAGCGCCTATTTGGTCGGTTGCTTTTCTGGTGAAAACAAATTCACCATCCGATAGCCTTGCGGGTATCGAATCTGATGTACCAGTGCCGGGACCTTCTACTTCCCCACCACCGGAAAATTCAAATGCTTTTTCCATGATATCGTCAAAGATATCACTTAATTTGACATCTTTCTGTAGCATTGCCGAGAGGTACTTTTGGTCCTCTTCGTTTGGCAGTGCTTTATCTAACATGTGATCAAAGTAATCTTTTTGCATCTCGTCGTCAGGTAGCTGTGAAGCTTCTACTTCTGCTTTTTCTTCTTCTG